GTGGACGAGAGTATTCTCTCTGAGATTGATATGCCAGAGGCGCAGCTGATTGCACGGTACATGATGCTACAGAAGCGCATAGCACAGGTGGACTCTTGGCTAGATGCAATCAACCCAGAGACAGGCAGGGTGCACGGGAAGGTGATGACCCTACGTACAATCACAGGACGCATGGCCCATGCCACTCCGAATATGGCACAGGTCCCAGCTGTGTACTCTCCCTATGGCCCAGAGTGCAGGAGACTGTGGGTACCGGGCAACCCTAGGAAGCAGAACCTTGTGGGTATAGACGCCAGTTCCATTGAGCTAAGAATGCTATGCCACTACATGAACGATCCAGAGTACACAGAGATTGTCGTCTCTGGTGACATACACACAGCCAACCAAGAGAGAGCAGGACTAAGCTCACGCGCACAGGCCAAGACATTTATCTATGCCTTCCTCTACGGTGCAGGCGCTGCCAAGATAGGAAAGATCGTGGACGGCACAGCAGCAGACGGTCAGGACCTGATAGACAAATTCCTAGAGGCCACCCCTGCGCTACACACAGAGCGCCAGCGCGTGACCCTTGCAGCAGAGCGAGGGTTCATCAAAGGGCTGGACGGTAGAAGATTGTTTATTCGTTCCACTCACGCTGCCCTGAACACACAGCTACAGGGTGCAGCTGCCATTGTGATGAAGCGTGGCTTGGTCATCTTCAACGACAAGCTACCAGAGGGTGCTCGCTTTGTTGCAAATGTTCACGATGAATGGCAATTAGAGGTTGACAAATCCCTGTCAGATATGGTAGGTACTCTTGGCATAGACAGTATTAAAGAAGCAGGAGAGTTCTACAATCTAAAATGCCCACTGACAGGAGAGTATAACGTAGGTTCCAACTGGGCAGAGACACATTAGAAAGGAGTTAATCATATGCCTGTAAATGTAGAGAGTCACCCAAGTTATGATACCAAAGTTCTTGAGAAGAACGTAGCTGATCTTCAAGAGCAGTTACAGAAGTCTTACATCAGAAACAGTGAACTGATTGAGCAGAACAATTCACTTATCAAAGAACGTGATACCATTATGCACCACAACCTTTCCATTGATGAGATAAAAAGAAAAGAGAATAAGATTAAAAAAAGCTTGACATCTTATGTTGAAGATGCTATGAACTGTAACATCAAAACATTCCAGAATATTCTGGGTAAACTGAAAGGAGCTTAGAGACCATGCCAATTGTACAAGGTACAGCTTACTGGGCAAAACTTGATCCTAACAATCCTGCACAGAAGTATCAGACTACTTCTAAGGAAGATACCGAATGGTGCCTTGACCTTGGGTTGGATGCCAAGGCAGTCAAGATGATTGAGGGTATGAACCCCTCTGCATCTGTCAAGGACGGTAAGAAGAAGAACCATGCCAGTGGTGGCCCGTTCTTCAAGTTCAAGAAGAATGCCTTTACCAAATTTGGTAAGGCTCTCCCTCCTCCGCGAGTGGTAGATGCACAGAAGAATGATATCTCTGGCACTGCCATTGGTAACGGGAGCAAGGTCAATGTTCTGTTCCGCGCCAAGGAGATGGAGCAAGGACAGTGGGCAGGTAAGAGCGTGTTCTATCTGGACGCTGTCCAAGTGTTAGAGCTTGTCCCTTACGAGGGAGGAGCAGAGGACTTCAGTGCAGTGGACGGTGGCTACACTGGAGAGGAAGACTTTGCCACAGAAGATAATGGGTTGTAGGTAGAGTCAATGACTAGCAAGATTAGTACTCTTCTGGATGACATAGGTTATCGTTTAGAAGAGGGAAGTGTCCCAGAAGAGGCTAATCTTGCTATCTTTTTGGATGAACTAAAGGAGGTAATGCAGAACTTTTTTGTTGAGGAGTCTAATCGGGACAGCACGGGTAAGCTGCGGCTCTCAGCAGTGGGGAGAGAGGACCGAAAGCTCTGGTATGATTTCAACGGCTACGAAAAAGAAAAGCTAACAACTAGCCAGCGAATACGTTTTTGTCTTGGTCACATACTAGAAGCTTTCGTCCTCCTTCTTGCCAGAGAAGCTGGTCACACAGTGGAGGACTGTCAGAAAGAAGTATCTGTTGAGAAGGTCAAGGGACACATTGACTGTGTCATAGACGGTGAGCTAGTGGATGTTAAGTCTGCTTCACCCTACGGTTTCAAGAAGTTTGTTGACGGTTCTATCATCAGAGGTGATGATCCGTTTGGTTATATCTATCAGCTTAGTTCCTACGGTGCTGCCCTAGGTAAAGAGAAGGGGTACTTCCTCTCCATTGACAAGAGCGGTGGTGATCTAAATCTACTAGAGGTTCCTCTTACCAATGTTGATCCAGCTGAGAGGATATCCTACCTGAAGGATACACTACCTGACACTGATCCTCCAGACAGGTGCTACTCAGAGGTAGAAGAACCATCAGGTAACAAGAAGCTAAGTTTCAATTGTAAATACTGTGACTACAAGGTAGAGTGTTGGAAGGATTCTAATAACGGGACAGGCCTACGTAAGTACAACTACTCCAGAGGTCCAGAGTATTTTACTCACATAGAAAAAGAACCCAGAGTAGAAGAGGACTTTGTATAATGGCACAGCGCCCTGATCAATCTATTATATTATCCTATCAAGAATGTAAATTCTGTGGATCATCAGATGGATTTGTATACTATGATAGCCACGGTTACTGCTATCATTGCAATGAAGTTTGGTTTGGTAAAGACTATGACAAAGCACTGGAGGACATGAACGACATGCACTGGACGTTTAGAGATGACAAGACACGGGTCCCTGACCCTGACCACTACTTTGGTTTTGTCTATATCATCACCAACAAAAAGAACCACAGAAAGTACATAGGGTGTAAGCAGTACTGGCAGATGCGCCACAGAAAAAGATACAAGCCTTCCAACTGGAAAGTCTACACCTCTTCTTCCAAAGAACTATGCTCTGAGATAGATAAGATTGGAAAGAGAAACTTTAAGTTTGAGATCATACAAGAATACGAGACCAAGCGTGGGCTACACTACTATGAACAATACTACCAGATGCAGAACCATGTTCTTACCTCTGTTCTAGAAGGCACAGACCAGAGAGAATACTATAACAAGAACGTGGGCGGAATTCGTTTTTATGTACCACTGGAGACATATCAGGACCCGTCCTATAGAAAGGTGATGAGCACCAACGGTAGAAAAGGAGGAGCACCCTGCCAAGGACCTTATAAGATTACCTTCAAGACTGGTAAGAGTGTCAGGGTAAAGAACCTGAGAGCTTGGGCAGATCGTAAAGGTTACGGGTATCAACAGTTGTACAAGATAGCAAACAACTACACAGAGAAGGACGGGTACAAGAGACACAAGCACAAAGATATCATAGGCGTGGAGCGTGTAGCAAATGACATGGGGCAGTAGCTACGAGGGTTCTTCCTTTGCCATTGACTCTGTGCTAGATGAGGGTATACATGAATCACATTCTCCTGAGAGAGTTCTGTTCCTTTGTGTTATTCTTCAGCAGCTTCTGGACGCTACTAAACCTAACCATGTAAATGACAGCACCTATACATCTTTGACAAGAGAGCAGGCAAGGTCATGGCTTACTGCTGAAGTGGGAGTGACAGCAGAAGACAAAGAAACTGTATGTTTTCTTGCAGGAATTGAACCAGAGGCCTTGACATCTTATGCAAAAAAGATTATAGATACAAAGGAAGTTACGTTTATACGTAAGAGGATCAACGCTATTCTACATGATCCTACGATCAAAGAGGAGATAAAAGAGTATGAAAGTTCAGAGGATGCCAACAGAGAATCAAGTGGGTGGTACGCACTACAAAGAGTGCAAAATCCAACCCGTTGAATATATTCATGCAAACAGGCTTGGTTTCCTAGAGGGTAACATAGTAAAATATATTACCCGCCATCGCACCAAGGGTGAGGGTGCCATGGATATTCTCAAAGTAAAACACTATGCAGACTTGATTCTTCAGCTTGAGTATGATATGACCACTGAAGAAGATGATATCCTGCTTTCTCAAGAGGTGCACTCCGCATGGAACCCAGACTCTACATAAGTGATGAATACATAATCTTTGAGGGAGAACCCGTGGCCAAGATATGGGACGGTGCCTGCGAGATAGCGGTGAAGAAGTTTGAATATTTTGTCCAAGACATAGAGGAGATTATAGAACATGACCCAGACCAAGACGAATGGAGAGATAACTCTACCGACTAACTACCAATCATTTATTCATATGTCCCGGTATTCACGTTGGTTAGAAGACGAGCAACGTAGAGAGACATGGGAAGAGACAGTTGATAGGTATCTGTCCTTTATGGCACAGCACCTTGGTGACAACTACAGCTATGATCTCCATGGTAAAGAGCTAGGAGAGTTGCGAGATGCCATGCTCACGCTCAAGGTTCTTGGTTCTATGCGAGCACTGATGACAGCTGGCCCCGCGCTCAAGCGTGAGAACGTGGCAGGGTACAACTGTTCTTATCTTCCTGTTGATTCACCCCGGTCCTTTGACGAGTGCCTGTACATTCTGATGAACGGCACAGGTGTAGGCTTCTCTGTTGAGCGTCAGTATATCAACAACCTACCCACCATACCTGATCAAGAGTTTGAGAACACAGACGATGT